TGGCTGCAGAAGCCCCTTATACAATGCTTGGCGCAAGCACGGAGAGCCAACCTTGATGATTCTAGCTGTGTTAGAAGATGACGATCTTCATGCCGCCGAGATCCGCGCCATCAAGGTGTTCGGAACTTTGCTTCCTGGGGGCTACAACGCAACAAGAGGGGGAGACCTAAATCCGATGGAATTGGAAGAAAACAGGATGAAGGTCTCTGCGTCGAAAAAAGGAGAAAACAATCCGATGAAGAGAGAAGAGGTCAAAACAATAAGAGACAAAAAAAGAAATGAATGGCTTAAAACAGCAGAAGCAAAACAAAAGATGTCTGATGCAACAAAAAACGCCATAAAATCCAATCCAGGTCTGATCGAAATCAACAGGGAAAGACAAAAGGAAGTTTGGTCACGCCCAGGATACAAAGAGAAGATGTCGGCAAAGGCGAAAGAGGCTTGGACAAGGCGGAAGGCCAATGGCGAGTGTGTTTTTATTTCTGAAGAAGAAAGAAAAGCAAGATCTGAAAGGGCGAAGCGCCAATGGGCGAATGGCAACATTGGAAACAAAAAGAAGCAAGGGGTTGCAAATGTTTGAATTCAACGAGGAAGAATACAAAAAAGCTGTTCTTGAAAAGGCAAAAGAATACATAAACAAAGGTTGGTTTGTCTTTCCTCTGCACAGCATAATGTCAGACGGAAGCTGCACTTGTGGGTCTTCGACTTGTTCGGACCAAGGAAAGCACCCACGTGTGGCGGGAGGGTTGAAGGAAGCGTCTAGGGATCTTGAGAAGATCGAACAATGGTTCGGGCCGGACGCTCCTCCATCAAACATAGGTGTTGTGACGGGGGAGATTTCCGGCATCACCGTGATCGACATCGACATTGGTGAAGGCAAGTTCGGAGCGGAATCCTGGGCCGAAGCAATCAAGGACCACGGCGAACCACAAACGCTCATGGCCGAAACCGGCTCTGGCGGCATGCATGTGGTGTTCCAGTACAACTCCGCACTCAAGACGGCCAGCAACGTCTTGGGCAAGGGCGTGGACTGCCGCAATGACGGCGGCTACATCGTCGCAGCCCCCTCGCGCCATCGCAGTGGTGGCCAGTACAGATGGCTCAACTGGGGAACCAAGTTGGCGACACTCCCTGCTCATCTTTCCAGAAGGAAAGAGACCAGAGGAAGGCCGAGGCGCGACGACATGTACCGAGGGAAGTACACGATCGAGCAGGTCAGGTCGATGCTTGAAGTCGTGCCTTCAGACGACCGTGACATGTGGCGCAATGTCGGAATCATCCTTGGCCGCGAATTCCACCGGGTGGACGAGGCTTGGGCCGTCTATTTAGAATGGGCAGGCAAGTTCAGAGGCAAGAAGGGCCGCAACCACGACGAGATCATGCATGAGGCGTTCTACGAACTCAGCCAGCAGAACTCGGAAAGCCAGCTGACCATGGGTACGATCGTCAAGGCCGCGCTCGACAACGGCTGGGCGCCAAAGGCCGGTGAAGTGCCGATCGGGAACTTCGTCTATTACGGGCCGGGGAACAACTACATCTACCGCCCAACGATCAGCTATTGGGTCGCCGCAGCGGTGGATGCGGCGGTTTCGCCGGTGAATGAGAACGGCAAGATAGTGAAGGCTTCTGAGTGGTTGAAGATGAACCAGCTGGTGACCTCCATGACCCGTGACCCGGCCATCGAGGAAGACTACCTGAAGGGACATGATTGCCGAGAAGGCGAGGTGGTGCAAGTTCCTGGAGCCGCGCTATTCAACAGCTACCGCAAGCCGACCATCGAGCTGGGAGACGCAAGGTTGGCCGAGCCGTTCTTGAAACACGTTCGCAATGTATTCAACAAGCCGGGTGACGCAGACCAGTTTCTAGATTACATGGCGCACCGTGTGCAAAAACCTTGGGAAAAGCCGAGATTCGCGCTGCTCATCGCTGGTGGACAAGGCGTCGGCAAAGACACCGCCGTCGAGATGTGCTGCCCTGCGATCGGCGTTTGGAACGTGGCCAACATCGACCCGGCAGCGTTCGAGAGCAGCTTCAACGAGTATGCCGCAAGCACGCTGGTGCGAATCTCGGAAGCCGCCAACCTGCACGAAATGAGCAAGTGGGCTTTCAATGAGCGCACCAAGGTGCTCATCGCCGGGTCGCCGGACGTCTGCCAGATCAACCCCAAGTACGGCCAGAAATACTCGGTGCGCATGTATTGCGGCGTGATCATCACCACCAACCATCTGGCCAGCGGCATCTACATCCCGCCAGACGACCGGCGCTACGACGTGATCGAAGCGGCAACCATAGACGAGATGGGCATCCGCGATGAGAACGTCAGGCGTGAATACTTCAGCGACCTTTGGGACTGGTTCCTGGCCGGTGGCGCGAGCCACATCGCCGCCTACTTGCACGAGCGCAAGCTGGACAACTTCTCGGCCAGCAACGGCCAGCGCAAGACGGAAGCGCACAAGACGGTTGTGGCTGGCGGGATGACGGGCGATGCTTGGCTGGTGGACGTGCTTGAGCAAATGGGTTTTCCTCAGTTCGTAAGGGAAGATTGGATCGTCACCAAGGCTGTGGCCAATGGAGAGAAGGACGAGAAGATCAAAGGCAAGATCATGAACGCCATGGGCAGGCAAGACTACTACATGTACAAGAATCCAAGCTACAAGCACGGACGCTGGCCAATTGGGGGGAAAATGGTGATAGTGTATGCCAAAACAGGAACGCCAACCGGGCAAGATCCGACAACTGCTTGCGCTCAGGAGCCTTTCTGATGAACAAGAAGCATTTCGACCCGTTCGACGAACGACACAGAGACAGAAGGGAAAGGCGCAAGCCTGAAGACGTTTCCGCAGAGCAAAGGGATTGGAACGAGAGGGTTGACAATCACCTTCGCAGGGCATTGGACATTCTTGAATGGCCTGATTACACAGACAGTGAAATGGTGTTGTGCCTCTGCGAACAAGAAATGAACCTGCCAATCCGGGTGCTCAGACGCAACTTTAGAGCGTCGATGGAAAGACTTGGATATGAAAAATTTACGTCTGAATCCAACAAGAGAGGGCGCTGGAAGATTGGAGCGACATGGACGGTTGTTTATTTCAAGCGTGGAACGGCCAGAATCGAAAGAACTGAGCTAAAACAAGCACTTGGGAGGTAAATTGGCACGCCGTCGTGGTCGGAAAGTTGCCCTAATATGGCTTCATCCTATTACGAGGTATCAAATTATATTAATAGGAAAGTAATAATATAAATTTACTATAGACTTTAGAGCGAAGCCATATTAGGGCAACTGCAGAAGGACGGGATTGCCGTGGTGGTGCTCATGGAAGATAATTGAAGTGTGTTGAGAATGGAGACAACTATGGCTGACGAACAGAAGCCGAAAAAGCGGAGAAACGAGCCGAGACTTCGGTTCGACAAAAATCCTGTTGGTCGTCCTCGCACGAAAATTGAAGACCTTCCGGAAAACTGGAAGCAAAAAATGTTGGATTGTGCTCAAGGTGGCGGGAGCACCGTGTCGATCATGGTGACGCTTGGAATCGGCCACACCGCTTTTGAGACTTTGCTGCAAGACAGCGAGGAATTTCGGAGCACCGTTGAATCTTGCAGACTTCTTGCTCAGAACTGGCATGAGACTGTTGGCCGTAATATGATGGTCGGCGCGAATGGCAATGCGGTCGCTTGGAAGTTCGCGATGCAAAACCAGTTCGGGTGGCGCGACAAGCAGCAGCTGTCCGGAGACCCTGAAGCTCCCATTCAGCAAAGCGTCACTGTCAAGAAACAGAATCTGTCCAAAGAAGAGTTGATCGCAGAGTTGCGGGCACGCGGCCTTCCGACCGAGTTCTTGAAGGATTGACATGGACTACCGAATGGCTTCGTTCGATCGGCCACAAGAAGGCGCATGGCGGAAGCCTGAGTGAAGCGTTGCGCGACCCTTCGAAATACGCAGCCTTTGGATTCCATTGGAATTACGCATGAGCGCCAGAGACCTTTCAACCGCAGACCTGATCCAGATGGTGATGGTTGAAGAAGCCAGAGAAAGTTTCTACGCCTACAGACGCTTCATCCACGGAGAAAAGCTAAAGACAGGTTGGTTCGTCAGGTCTGTGTGCGAAAACCTACAGCAATTCTACGAAGACCTTGTTGCGGGCAAGCGCCCGAAGATAGCCATTTGCACACCGCCACAGCACGGCAAGTCGGTCGCGATCGTTGATTTTGTGACTTGGCTGTCTGGCAAGAATCCGGACTTGAAAACGATCTATTCGTCGTTCAGCGGGAGACTTGGCGTTCGTGCGAATCTGATGCTGCAGAGGACGCTTGATTCTGACAAATACAAGATGGTGTTCCCGGAAACAAAGATCAGCACCGTTGGCGCTCCAGAGACATTCGGCGCTACAAGAAGTAGAGAACTTGTTGAGTACGTTGGCAGCTCTGGATATTTCAGGAACACAACAGTTGGGGGTGCGATCACAGGCGAATCACTAGACCTCTCGGTGATTGACGATCCGATCAAGGGGCGTGAGGAAGCCAGTTCGGAAACTGTCCGTGAGAAAGTCTGGCAATGGTTTACAGACGACATGATGACTCGCTTCTCGGAAAATGCAGGCATGATTCTCATCATGACCCGCTGGCACGTAGCAGACCCTCTAGGAAAGTTGATAGAGCACGCAGGTGACGAGATCAAGGTGTTCTCCTACCCTGCTATTGCGACGAAGAACGAACCACACCGTAAGGCCGGGGAGCCGCTGTTCCCTGAGCACAAGTCTTTGGAGTTTTTGCTTGAGCGCAAGGCTGTGATGGCCTCAGTCAATTGGGAGGCGCTCTACCAACAGAATCCGCAGATCGTCGGCGGTGAGATCATCAAGGGCGAATGGTTCGGCCACTACAAGCAGCTGCCGATCATCAAGCAACGCTTCATCTACGCCGACACAGCACAGAAGACCGCCGAGCGCAACGACTTCAGCGTGTTCGAGTGCTGGGGCAAGGGCGACGACGGCAAGTTGTACCTGATCGACCTGATCCGTGGCAAGTGGGAAGCGCCTGAACTGGAGAGGCGTGCCATTGCATTCTGGAACAAGCACAAGGCTGCAGACGCAACGACGCTAGGCCAGCTGCGCCAGATGAAGGTCGAAGACAAAGCCAGCGGCACAGGCTTGATCCAAGGTCTGAAGGCCAAAGCGCAAATCCCTGTCGTCGGCATCCAGCGCGACAAGGACAAATACACCCGATTGATGGACGTTCTTGGTTACATCGAAGCAGGCTACATCATGCTTCCGGAAGACGCGCCATTCACCAACGACTTCCTGGCTGAATGCGAAGCCTTCACAGCAGACGACAGCCACATGCACGACGACCAAGTGGACCCGATGATGGACGCCATCAATGACCTGCTTGCCTCCAACAACGCCGCATCCCTTTGGGAGAAAATGATATGAACGCAAAGCAACGACGTTCCAACAGCAAGCCTGCTGTGGCAACCGCCAGAGACGGCTTCGCCAATCTCACAGCCCGAATGGGGATGGGCGCTCAGAACGTCCTGTCTGACAGCACCTACATCTTCGACCTGCTGACCCGCAACCGCATGAAGCTGGAGGCCATGTACCGCGGCTCTTGGATCGTGGGCGCTGCGGTCGACGCAGTTGCTGAGGACATGACCCGGGCTGGCGTCAACATCAAGGGCAGCGATGATCCTGAGGCCATCCAGCAGATGCAGTCCAAGCTCACACGGCTCGGCATCTGGAACTCGCTGCTCGAAACCATCAAGTGGGGTCGCCTGTACGGCGGCGCCATCGCGCTGATCGTCATTGACGGGCAGGACCCCTCAACTCCCCTGAACGTGGACACCGTGGGCAAGGACCAGTTCCGTGGCTTGAAGGTCTTCGATCGTTGGCAGCTGCGGCCCAGCCTGCAGAACATGGTGTTTGAAGGCGTGGACTACGGACTGCCCGAGTTCTACGACGTCATCAGCAACATCGCAACGGGCCAGGTGAGCAGCCTGCGGCTCCACCACAGCCGAGTCATTCGCCAGATCGGCATCCAACTTCCCGCCATGCAGGCTATGACCGAGGAGTGGTGGGGCGAGTCTGTCATCGAGCGCATGTACGACCGCCTCGTGTCCTTTGACGCCGCGACCGCAGGCGCAGCCAACCTGATTCAGAAGGCCCACCTCCGCACAGTGCAAATCGACAAGCTGCGCGAGGTGCTCGCCGCTGGTGGCAAGGCCGAGGAAAACCTGTTGCAGATGTTCCACCACATGCGCATGCTGCAGACCAACGAGGGTCTGACACTGCTGGACAAGGAGGACACGTTCCAAGCGCACAGCTACACGTTCAGCGGCCTGAGCGACATGATCCTGCAGTTCGGTCAGCAGATTGCAGGCGCCACCGGCATCCCGTTGGTGCGATTGTTCGGCCAGTCTCCTGCAGGTCTCAATTCGACAGGCGAATCCGACCTCCGCATGTACTACGACAATGTGGCCGCGCAGCAGGAGTCGCGTCTGCGTGATGGCATGATGAAGGTGCTGCGGGTCCTGCACAAGTCGTTGTTCGGTGTCCTGCCGCCTGACAACTTCGACTTCGACTTCGTGCCGCTGTGGCAGACCAGCACCAAGGAGAAGGCGGACATCGCAACGGCAATCTCGACCACGGTAAGCACGGCCTTCGAGAAAGGAATCATCGACCAAGCCACGGCGATGCAGGAATTGAAGCAGTCGTCTGACGTCACCGGCGTGTTCAGCAACATCACGGACGAACAGATCGAAGAAGCGAAGATGGAACCGCCTCCGATGCCGGTGGAAGGCGAGCCGGTGGTGACCGAAGAGCAGCAACCTGCCTCGTTGATGGATCGCATCAAGGCTTGGATTAATGGCTAACAAATTCTCCGCCAGCAGGGCCGTCGAGCGCAGATTCGGCATCGAGTTGCGCAAGGTTGCGCGTGTGATTGGTGCGATGGTCAACGCCCACATCGACGGGCCGACGATCCGAGACCAAACAAAACTCGCTCAGGCGCTGAAGGACTACAGCGAGGCACTTGGGCCTTGGGCCAGCAAGGTCGTCAGCAACTTGCTCAAGAACGTCAGCCGCTCGAACCGCAAGGCGTGGGAATCTCAGTCTGCTCGAATCGGCGGCCAGATGAAGAACATGATGAGCGAAACGGCCATCGGCGCAACAGTCCAGCTGCTCCACAATCGGCAGGTGGAGTTGATCAAGAGCCTGCCGATCGAGGCCGGTCTGCGAGCGCAGAAGCTGGCTCAGGAAGCCGCGATCGGCGGTCGTCGAGCAGACGAGGTTGCTGCTGAATTGATGCGCACCGAGCAGGTCATGGCCAGTCGCGCAACGCTGATTGCACGCACCGAGATTGCAAAGGCCAATGCCGCTATCACCCAGGCCAGAGCACAATATGTTGGAGCGACACACTACATCTGGAGAACGGCTGAAGATGGTGATGTGCGGGAAAGCCATGCGGAGATGAACGGCAAAGTGTTCAGATTCGACGACCCTCCTTATGTTGAGGGAGAAGGCAACCATGGGCCGGGAGAATTCCCAAACTGCCGCTGCTATGCTGAGCCGATTATCCCAGGAACAGAATAGATGTTGTCTGGCATTCGTTTTCAGAGCATAATACAATGGCGAGACTGTATTTCAGGTGACCATGGCCAAGTTCTATTCTGTTGCGAAGATATCTGAGCGGATCAGCGAGACCCCTGAGGGATTCCTGGTCTGCGAAGGCGTCGCCATCACTCGCGCTGGCGACTTGATGTATTTGCCAAGCGAAACTCCGGTCACACCCGGCAACGGCCACACGATCATCACCCGGACTGTCGAAGACATCCACGACCCGGCCACCATCGCCTCATTCGAGGGCAAGCCGGTCACAATCAACCACCCTGACGACTTCGTGACGCCTGAGAACTGGCGCGAATTGGCTGTTGGTGTGGTGCAGAACGTTCGCCCCGGCGAGGGCGAGGATGCTGACAAGTTGCTGGCCGACTTGCTGATCACCGACTTTGAAGCGATTCAGGCAGTGAAGAGCAAGCGGCTGCGAGAAGTGTCCTGCGGCTATGAGGCTGAGTACGTCGAAGAAGCCCCTGGCCGTGGACGTCAGGAGAACATCATCGGCAACCATGTAGCACTTGTGGCGGCAGGGCGGTGCGGCTCTGAATGTGCCATTTTTGATCACGCACCAAAAAAGGAGATCGTTCCCATGACCATGAAACAAAAGATCATGGGGTTGTTCGGGAAGGCGCTGGATGAGGCCATGCCCGATGAGACCCCTCCTGCCGCTGATGAAGTTCCGACCGATGTCGGCGCTGCTCTTGCGGCGATCATGAAACGGCTGGACGCAATCGAAGTTGCAATGAAGCCTGCCGCAACCGACGAAGACGGAGAAAAGGAAGCTGCTGCAGCTGCCGAAGTTCCGGCTGAAGGTGGCGATCAGGAAGTTCCTGCGGCAGACCCGATTGCCAAGATGGCTGAAGACATCGAGACGCTCAAGTCTGCCATCGCCAAGCTGCTTGGCATGAAAGAGAAAGAGCACGGCGAAGAGCCTGCCGAGATGGACAAGTCCGCCGACATGTGCAAGGACGCCGAAACCATCGCCCGCGCTGAAATCCTCGCGCCCGGCATTGCCAAGACCGCTGACGTCAAGGCCAAGTCGCTCAAGGCCGCATATGCGACCGAAGACGGCAAGGCGATCATCGACACGCTGCTTGCCGGCAAGGCATTCGATTCGGCTGATAAGGACCTGCTCTTCGTCGCCGCGTCTGAGATGCTGAAGTCCGCGCGTCGCGGCCAACTGCACAGCACGCGTGTCTCGTTGGACTCGCTGCCGGGTATGAAAGCCGGTGAAATGACGCCGGAGAAGATCAACCAGATGAACGCCGCTCGTTACGGCAAACAGTAAGGAGAAAAACATGACCAGCTTCCTCTATCGCGCTCCCTCTGGTGTTGCCGGTGACGTGACACGTCCGGATGACACCGTCGTCGAACCCGGTCTGCTCAATGCGGCCAAAGCACCGACCGCCTTTGGCGCTCCCGTCAAAATCGTATCGGGCAAGTTCGAGAAAATCGCGGCTTCGGACACCGCCGCCGTCTTCTACGGCATTCTGTCGCGCATCGCTCCCAGCATCGCTGGCGATCTGGTGCAGACCTACGCAGGCGGCACGCCCAACGCCGAATCCGTCCAAGGCATCGTGCGCAAGGGTTTCGTCAATGTGGTTTGCACGCAAGGCACCCCGGCCCGTGGCGGCCAGGTGTTCATGCGTGTGGTTGCGGCCACCGGCAAAGCTGTCGGCGACCTCGAAGCCACGGCTGATGGTGTGAACAGCGTTGCGCTGACCGGCGTGACCTGGGCTGTTGACGGCAAAGACGCCAGCAACGTGACTGAAATCCGCATCGCTTAAGGAGCACAACAATGAAGACTTTTGACAGCACCCTGGCGTACTACATCAACCAACTCGACAATCTGGACAAGAAGCTCTACGAGCCTCTGTTCTCGGTCACCTGGGGTCGTGACATCAAGCTGCGCACCGGCATCACGATGGCCAACGAGAGCACCTCGTTCATCCGCTCGAACATCGGCGCGATCGGCACCCAGAGCGCCACCGGCAAGCCCTGGATCAGCCCGAACACGACCACCCTGCCGGGTGTCTCGATCAACGGCGAGCATGTCACGCTGCCGCTGCGTCTGCTCGGTCAAGAGGTGTCTTACTCGTCCGTCGAGCTGGAGCGCAGCCAGCTGCTCGACCAGCCGATCGATGCCCAGAAGTTCAATGCGCTCAACGTGCTGTACCAGATGAGCACCGACGAGATGATCTACGTCGGCGACACGGCTGTTGGCGCTGAGGGCCTGGTGAACAGCACCTTGGTGACCTCCGGCTCCGTGGCGAACGGCGCCAGCGGCTCCTCGCTGTGGGCCAACAAGACCCCGGACGAGATTCTGAAGGACGTCAACGACATGATCACGGCTGCGTGGCAAGCTTCTGGCTTCGCTGTGTGCCCGGACAAGCTGTTGCTGCCGCCCGCTCAGTTCGCCTACATCTCCAGCCAGAAGATCAGCACTGCCGGCAACGTCAGCATCCTGACCTTCCTGGAAGACAACAGCATCTCGCTGCGCGTCAATGGCCGCAAGCTGGACATCCAGCCGCTCAAGTGGCTGACTGGTCGCGGCGTCGGTGGCACCGACCGCATGGTGGCTTACACCAACGACGAAGAGCGTGTGCGCTTCCCGATGGTGCCGATTCGCCGCGAGACCCCGTACTACTTGGGCATCAAGTTCAACGCCCCGTACATCTGGGCCTTCGGCGAGGTTGAGTTCGTCTATCCGGAAACCGTCATCTACCGCGACGGCATCTAACCGGCTCGCAGGGCGGCTCTCGGGTCGCCCTGCTAACTTCAGGAGATTGCCATGCAAGTTCAATTCAAACGTCCTGTCACCATCGGCAAAGAGACATATGGCAAGGGTGTGCATAACGTGCCTGAGGCAGAAGTGAAGGACAATTGGTTCTTCGACGCTCTGGTTAAGGAAGGCAATGCCATTGTCCTGCGCAAGGACGAAGAACAACCGGCTCCGGCTGTTGAAGCCGAAGCCAAGAAGCCTGCCGCCAAGAAGGGCAAGCAAGCTGCTGAGGTTCAATGATGGACATCGCACAGTTCCGGACAGACTTTCCTGAGTTCGCGGATGCTGTGCGCTTCCCCAATGGCACCATCACGTTCTGGTCTGTCCTGGGCGAGAAGCTGAATTCCCAAGACCGCTTCGGCGACATGTGGGTTCAGGCAGTCGAACTTTTCACGGCTCACAATCTGGTTCTTGCGGCTGGCAATGTTGCCGCTTCTGCCGCTGGCGGATTGCCGGGTGGATCATCTGGCGCGGTGCAGAGCAAGGCGGTTGGATCAGTCAATGTCAGCTACGACACCGCTGGCGCTATGGAGACCAACGCGGGCCACTGGAACCAGACGACCTACGGGCGCCAGTACATCCAGCTGGTCCGCCTCCTAGGCAACGGGTGCTACCAACTATGAACGGCGTCAAGATCACCAGGGACGATTCGATGCGCGTGTTGCAAGCCATCCAGAACATGGCAGGCAAGCACGTGCTTGTTGGCATCCCTGCTGACAACAACGCCCGGAAAGACGGCCCCATCACCAACGCAGCGCTTGGCTATATCCACGAGAACGGTTCTGGCGTCCGCAACATTCCTGCACGACCATTCCTCAAGCCGGGTGTTGCGGCAGCTGCCGACCAATGTGTGAAGGTGCTCAAGAGTGCCGCGCAAAACGCATTCACCGACAAGAATGCGATCGACAAAGGGCTGAATGCCGCAGGCTTGATTGCTCAGGCTTCCGTCAAGAAGCGCATCGTGTCTCAGGAAGGTTTCACGCCGCTCAAGGCCGCAACGCTCGCCGCTCGCAAGCGCAAAGGCGCAAAGGGCGAGAAGGCGCTGATCCGCACAGGCCAGCTTCTCAACAGCATCACATATGTGGTGAGGAAGAAGTGAAATGGCGCTGATCGACACCTCTTTCCTGCTGGCCGATCCAGACTTCACCAATCAGGTGACCCTCATCCGACGTTCCGTGGCCATCAACGCCCATGGGGAAGGCCAGCTGACGGAGACGCAAAGCACGATCACCGCCGTGGTGCAAGGCGACAACACGGAGATGCTTGAATTCGTTCCGGAAGGGGCGAGGTTGTCTGACCTGATTACGGTGTGGTATCGTGGCCAGCTGACAGCTGAACAGCCGGGTGGAT